GCTGAATCTCCTGCAAGGTTAGCTGTGTGTATCCACCATAGGTGTACACAGGAGCAGACTTGGTTTCAACCTGAATCTTACCGAAAGTAAGGTCATCACCTTCTGCTGCCTGCTTTGCGAAAGCAGATGTGTCAGTCTTTAGCTGACCATACTCAATGAAGTTGCCTTCACTTGGAAGAGAAGCAGATGAGAAGACACCACGGAGAACAGACGCCTGTTCAACAATACGTGTAAGGTCTCCAACCCATGCGCTCTTCATGATTGCGTCAGATGAAGTACCACCTGTGTACGCACGCTCTTCACCATTGGCGATAGCCTTTAGAACAGTACCAGCGGAACGAGTGTCCATTACTGGTGCTGCTTCAACAACAGAGAGAGTAGATACCTTGCGCTCTAGAGCTTCAACGGACTCTCTCATTTCTTCGATTGCAACGTTATCCACGTCAATCTCCTTATTGATAGTTGGAGCATCTTCCTGTGCGTTACGCACTTCCTCAACCTTGGCTCCTTCATAGGCTGGGATTGGAACAATAGAAACCTCTCGTACGTCAATCTTGGTTCGTACGATGGTTCCGTTCTTATCTTCGTTCTCTTCAATTGGCATGAAGCCAATGGAGAAACGGTCTAGCACTCCATCCTTAAGCAAGGTGTAAACCTCGTTACCTCTGGAAGTCTCACTAATCTTGGCTGTAATAGACCAGCCTTCATCTGTGTCCTTGGATTCCACTACCTTGCCAATTGGCTCAGAGTGTCCATAGAACAACTTGATATTGTCCCTAGCTTGTACAGCACCGGGAGCAATCATTTCCTTGTAGCCACCTACATCAACAGCGTCATTGAAAGGAACAGCTAGACCACGGACTAGACGCTCTTCTGTATCGACTGCCGCGCGTAGTTCAAACTGTCGCGTCAACATTTGGAACTTCCTTTACGTCTGTCAGGGACTTTGGAACTGGACCCCAGCCCTCAATTTCCCAAACTTGCTCAACAGTCATAAAGGGAGAACCAGCCAATGCAGTTGCATATGTTGCATAGCGAGCACTTGCGTCTGTGCGTAGGAAGGACTCAAAGTTGAACCTTGCTACTTGACTACCGGGAAGCAATGCACTGAAAGCTTCCTCAATTTCCTTCATGTACTGCATTAGGCTGAACTCAATAAACTGACGCTTCTCATCTTGGAGGTTTGCGTAAGTCATGGAGTTGCCTTCAACCGTTGCCAGCATCATCCTTAGAGGAATACCGAACAAGGTAGCTACCTGAGTCTTGTTAAAGTTCTGTGACTCAATGAACTGTGCGTCCCTTGGGGACAAATAAATAGGTGTGTAGGTGAGTCCACTGTCTAGTACCGCTGTAGTTCCACCCTTAACGCTCTTGTGCCACTGGTCCTTTAGTGCCAATGCGTCATCTGCGTTCATTGGTGTATCAGTCTTGAGGTAGCCATTAGGGACACCAGAAGTCTCAAACCAGTTCTGGGAGTAGTCACGTGTTGAGAGAGTGCCGTGTAGCTCAACCTGAGCAGCTTGGATTGGTCCTAGACCCTTTGCGCTACCGGGAACACGGAGAAGCTTTAGGTGCTGAATCTCAGCAGGCTTGTAGTCACCATCCATGTACTTGTAGTTGGTGACCTTGCCGCGTGTGTTTGTTTCAACGTTCATATCAAGAGGGTTCAATACCTCAAGGTTGGTTACGCGAGACTGTGCATCTCTGCTGATTAGCCAATAGGCATTGCCATTGAGGGCAAGTGATACAACTGTCATCTCAAGGAAGGCAGGACGTGTCTCGTTAATGTCAGGACGCTTGATAAAGCTAGGGGCAACCTCAACAGTTACACCACCACGGAATACATCAATGGATAGTTGCTGTGCAGCAGTTGAGTAAATGGAGATTGCCCTATAGACAGCAGAAAGCCCTAGAGCATCCTTGGCACTAACGGAGGTGATTACGTTAGAGCGATTAGGAACCTCTAGGGCTGTAGATGGGTCACTAGGCAACGGTTCATTAACTGAACCAGAACGTTGCTCAATAACTGTGTCTGTATTATCTGCGCCGTACCAGACATCATGCCAAAAACCCATTCGTGCCTTTCAATTTCGTATGTAACCATTATATCGGTGAGCATACGATTATGAAATTGTTCAGTGAATGGTAGGTCTGGTTAGGTTGTAGTTCTCTACTGCATAGATGCCAAACGCTGTTGCACGTACAGCATCGATAGTCACGGACTTATCCTTGCGGAATATCTTGAAGCTATCTCCTACCGTCTTGCGGATAGTGTTGGGAATCTGGAAGGACATTAGAGGGTCACTTCCATGCTTCACCTTGCGTTGTGCAAGCTTGGCATAGAACAGGGCACTAGCTCCTAGTACGTCTCCACCATTAAGGGTCTTCACTGGATACCCCGTTGACTTGAGCCTTTCAGCTAGACCCTTCAATGCAGGGCTTGCATCAATGACGTAGGCAAGTGGCTTGTACCTGTAGAGCCACCTACATAGTTTCTCTAGAAGCTCTGGTGTGGGCTGAGGGATACTTGCTACTAGCTCCGTGTAGTAGAAGCCCTCAGACTTAATTGTGCGTGTGATGGTGGCATAGCGCATATCAGCGTCAGCATCAATGGTGAAGTAGACGTGACCCTCAGGGAAGGACTCATCAACAGACCTTGCGTTCTGTGCCCACATAGCTCCTGTTACAAAGCTTTGGTCACTACCGCTCACAAATCGATTGAGCTTGTACCTGATTGCTTGGTCAGGTGGAAGGGTCTTGAACTCCTGAATGGTGACCTCCATATCCACACGTCCAGATGCAAGAGCAGGATTAGCAGCAATGAGGAATTGTGCAAGCTGTTCATCTGAGTCAGGGATGCTTCCCTCTGGTGCTTCCCACAAGAAGAATCCAAAGCCTTGCACTTCTCCTGCAATGGCCTTGTCTCCAAGTTCGTACAAGTGCTTGAGCAACACTGAACTTTCGTCACCAGCAGTTGTAATGCCAACAATCAATGTGTCAGGACGTGCACCAGTACCGTTTACAAGTGCTGTCCAAAGTTCCATCTTGAGCAAGTGGACCTCATCGACGATGCCAAGAGCTACAGGAATACCTTGTAGTGCTGCGTCCTTAGCTGGCTTGACGTTGTACCTTGCTCCGTTGATTCCCTTGGTTCCTCTTGTACCTGTTGCCTTGAACTCATCCTGCAACCAGCCAGTCCTATCAATGGCAATGCGTGTCCTGTCGTAAACGAAGTCAGCCTGTTCCCTTGAGGAAGCAATGCCAATAATCCAAGAGTCCTGACCAAGTAGAAGTCTCCACAAGGCCAGAGCAGCAGCAAGTTCTGTCTTGCCGTTCTGCCTTCCCATGGAAATTAGAACCTGTCGATACCTCAGGTGTCCATTGTGAAGCTCAGTCATACGACGTAGAAGGTCTACCTGCCATGCCTCTTGCTCATACTTATATGCCTTGAGCCAGACACGTTGAATGACTTGCAGGTAGGTGAACCCTTCTGCATATTCAAGGTCTAGAGCACTGGTGAAGTCCTCTCTAAGTGGTTGGGTATGTCGTGTGAAGGTCATCTGACCATGAACTCCCCAAGCTTGCTACCTTGCTTGGTTTCAGGGGCACGAGCAAGCAACGCACGGTATGCAATACCGAACGGACCAATGATTGAGCCAACCACACCATTGCTGTCTAGTTCCTCTGCCATCTGGTAAAGGCTTGCAACTGCAATCCCATCAACGGGTGACAACCAATCAGCGTTGGTCACAAACTCATCTACGCTATCAACAAAGCTCTTCATCCTAATATGTTCCTTTCTCAAACATTTTGGACACAATCCGTGTAAACATCTTCTGGGGCGGGGTTTCCGCATACGTCCTTTAGAAAACTGGACACGCTCACGTCATCACTATCTTTGAATCTGAGAGCCTTGGAGTCTTCATCCCATAGGATTACTTGGGTAGTACCCTCCAGTGCGTTACAGACAAAGCCAATGTCATGCACGCTTAGTATCCTTTGGCTTCCAGTCATAGAACACTGTCTGCCTAGGCTTAGGGATGACAGGAGCAGGTACGAACCTAGACGTAACCTCAAACTTAGGATTAGGAACATAGGTCTTAGGGTTGCCAAGCTTATACGCGAGAATCTTTTGCTTGCTCTTGCTCATGTCGTATGTGCCTGCCATCCTTATCCTTCCTCAATCGTTCCTCTAGTCTCTGTAATGCCTTAACGTCTTCATACAATGGGTAGCTCATGCCGCGTGCCCTTCCACATAGTCAGCAGCTAGACGCAATCTCTCTGGATTGTCTTGCATGAAGCCAAGAGCTAGATTGCATGGTTGACATAGCAAGGCTCTAACATTGCCTGTCTTATGGTCATGGTCTACAGAGAGGAAGCCTGTCTTCCCCGTATCTGTACCGCCACAGATTGCACAACCTCCACCTTGAGACTTAAGCATTGCCTCATAGTCCACTAGCGAGATTCCATACTCTGTCATCAAGCGATAGTTGCGCCTATACCTCTTGGTTGATTCGCGTTGGTTGTACTCGACTCTCCAAGCTGCATGACAAGGCTTGCACTTACCATTAAGGCTAGTAATGCCCTTACGTGTAGATGAAGCGAACTCTTCCCTAAGACCAACGTAACCACATGTGCAACATTTGGTCTGACCCTCCTCAAGGGTCTTGTAATCCCAACGTCCCATATCAGCCTCTATATCCTGCAAAAA